TGGTTTAAAGAAAGGCTGGACTCCAACTACACAGTATAGCCCAAGGCTCGCAAAGCTAAGAAAGCAATGGGAAGATGTAATTGAAAAGCATAAAGACCAATGGCAACCAAAGTATAATTTTGGCGATCTCTTAGCATAATAACTAAATCATAACAATATGAAAACTCTATTTAAACTAATCTGCATAATAGTCTTAACTCTATCAGTAAATAGTTGTGGAGTAGGATGGCAAATCAATTCATACAATCCAGACTATGTTGATGAGAATTACCAAATAGAAGAGATAAACACAGTAAGCCAATTGCAATGGAAACTTCAAACGGATTGGGTCTTTGCTAATAACTATTACTTATACTTACAAAGGCAAAATTACTCTTTCTTCCATAATCAATTTTACAATAATAGACTATATAGATATGGATGGCAAAGTCCACATAATTATTGGATGAATTGGCAATGGAGTTATCCACACAGATGGTCAATTTTTGGATACGACAGATGGGGATATAATGTCTATAGTTGGAACGCTTGGAATCAGTATCCTTTCTACGGAAATTGGAATACAAATTACTGGTGGAACTATCAAAACAATCATCCATACTATTCTCATATTTATGGACCAAGAACTAGTTATTTAGGTAATGTATATGGTAGGAGAGGTTTCTCAAATACCAATAGAATCAGTACTTCAAGAATAGGAAGATCATCAACCACTAAACCACACAGAAACACTAATCCTGTAGTTAATAATAAACCGGTAATAAATACAAAACCACCAATTAGAACTAGACCGAAAGATGATATTAGAACTCTATATCCTTCTGGTTTTATTAACTCTAATCCAACTACTAGACCTAACAATCCTAGACCTACAACTAGACCAGTAAACACAAAACCTCCAGTTAGAACTAAGTCCACAGTTCCACAAAGATCTAATAGAAGAGGCGGCAATAAATAGGATTCAATCTAAACAATCAAAACAATCAAAGGTCAGCACACTGGGCACACTAAACTAAACGAACATGCAATTCCCTAGAAAACCACAATTACCCTCTAAACCACAAAGTGCTCAAATTTATTGGAATGATGAATGGAATCTATCTCAACCTCCAACTTCTCAAACAACCACTAAATAAGCAAGAACCCTAGTATATCCGCAAAGATATAGTTCTTCACAATAACCACAATCTATACTCAAAAAGATATAACGGATACTATAATAAACAACTCAACTATTGTAGATACCTATATAATCGCGTATACCAGTACTAGCATAGAATAGTCGTATCCAGGGTAGTTATCATTGGACTATCAGTATTTCCGTACCGGAGGTCTGATTGCTAATATCTGGCTACTGGTACTACGATCCAGAAGAGTTTGATATATACTAGCCGTTTTTTACTCTAATTCTATGTAATACCGCTATTTTCACTCAAAGTACTTACCGTAATCAACTGACAAGACTCACTGGTGCCCATGTTACCAGGAAGGAACCAAATCATTCGGCACATGCTACCTCCTGGACCTCCGCCTGAAACAAGAGCCTCTGAGTTACTAGTATATTGTGGATGTACAGTCTAGTATAGTAGATGTACAGTAGATAGGATTATCCCTGTAGTACACGAAGCCAGTTAGTAAACTTTTTTCACTTAGAGAGAAAATAACTGCTCTAGAATTTTTTATTCCCAACAAATAGTATTATATTTAAATATAACAAATTACTACTACATGCTACGATTACTAAACACTATCCTTGTTATCTCAACGTTTCTGTTATTTGTCTGGCTAGCCCCATTTATTATTAAGGGGATCTGCTGGTTATTCTTACAATTGCTGTTATATCCATTTAATACAATTGGTATAGTTGTAATACTTGCTATATTACTTTGGCCTTCTAAATCGCGATCATAATGGCAAACTGTATACAAATTACTGGTGGTAAATCTAGTGAACATCGACTAGCAGGAGAATGTGTAAAGTGGTGTATTAAGCAATTGCTGCCGAGGTACAGATCCTTGGATATTAGTATTAGATTTTGCGTTATGGAAGATCATGGATGTTGCTATAAATTAGACGATGAGGTAGGTCGTAAATTTAAGCTAAGTATCCGTAAAGGTTTAAGCATCTATGAACTGATTAGTACGCTCTGCCACGAGATGGTACATGTAAAACAATATGCTAAAAAGGAGCTGAGGTGGTGTAACCGGAAGAACAATAATATGTGGAAGAAATCTGTTAAAAATGATATAGCATACGAGGACCAACCGTGGGAGAAGGAAGCCTATAGATTAGAACCTAAAATGGCTATTGACTTCTTTACTATCTGTACATCCGCCTTATAAACAATTGTTAATAACTTTTTTCATATTTAGAGAAAATAACTGCCCAAAAATTTTTTATTCCCAACAATATTGATTATATTTATAATATAATAATTCAAACCATATAAAACAAACAACTATGGCATATCCTTACAAAAACAAAGAAAACCGGTATCCACAAGGTTACCTTCCGAAGATCCAATATTGGGCCGGAGTATTAGCCGAGGCAATCGAAGCCGGAGAGGATCATACTACTATTGGTATGGCTAAGTCTAAATTGGATTACTTCTATAATAAGGAAGCTATCCGTAATTCAAAGGAATTCTAATTGTTTATAAGGTGTTAATAACTTTGAGAAAAAAGACACCCAAAAATTTTCAATTCTCAAGAAATTGTGTTATATTTATATTATAATTAAAAAACGGAAAAATGGTAAAAACAACAACAAAGTACAAAGTAGAATTGCAAGGCGATCTACTAATGATCAAAGACCTAAAAGGTAATCTCCTAAGAGGCATGGCGGTGCAAGGATTCAACGCTGTAGATAAGTTCAACGAAATGGTTGAAAAAGTAAAGAATCACGAATCTAAAATGTCTAAGTAATATGGGAGTATCTAAATTAAATAACAGGCTGACTCAAATCTCAAATGTCAAATATGCTAAAGGTCTATTTGATGCTCACAAGACCAATACTCCACTCGACGGTTTATTCTCAATCGATGGCGGTGTACCAAAGGCTACTAACTGGATGGTAGTAGGGGATCCTGGAGTTGGTAAATCTACAGTAACACTGGATATTATCGCTAATGCAAAAAAGAGCGGTAGTAAGGTACTATTCATCTCGGCTGAAATGAACCAAGTAGATCTATACCTCTACGTTCAACGATATCCGAAGTTTGGAGAATTGGATATATTCTTTCCACAAGATATTGCTGAAGATGAAGATCCAAGGAAAGTATTAAACAGTATCTTAGATACAGGATATGATCTTGTACTGATTGACTCCTTTGTGGAACTACAAGAAACTATCCGTGAACATGCTAAGATGACAAGGAATAGTTCAGAGAAGTGGTTATTGGATATGATGTACAAACAAAATCTTGGTCAGAATAAAGGCAAGAAGTATACATCATTCCTTAATATACAACAGGTAAATAAAGGTGGTACATTCGTTGGTTCTAATAAACTAAAGCATATGACTACTGGGATGATGGAAATCCGATTTGTGGATGAAAGGTCTCAAGATGAACGTTATGTTGTATTTAGTAAAAACCGTCGAGGTCATGTAGGAAAACAAATGTTCTTTGATCTATCTGCCTCAGGTGATGTTACATATGATACTGAAAGGTTCAAAAAATCTGAAAGCCTTAAGCAACTGAAAAAGAAAGAAAAGGAAATGGTCAAAAAGGATGGCCTTGAATTTGATAAGCTATTCGGTTTAAAGGATGAGGTAACTGAGAATAAATAAAGAAAGGGAATTGTTAATAACTTCTATGAAAAAAGTCCTAGAAATATTTTCAATTCCCAACAATTTGTGTTATATTTATAATATAATAAAAACGGTTAAAATATACAAATTATGAGAAGTATTACAACACTAAGTCAAAATGCCTTCGACGTTAAAAAGGCTGAAGCAATCAATAACCAATTGATGCGGAAAGAAATTACTCTATCAGAATTCAATGTAATTGACAACAACCATATCGATGTGGACGGTGTTAAGATTGAGGTAACTGATAAAGCATTCGGTAAATTGCTTGGCCGCCTCCGTATTCCTAAGGCGTTTGCTACAAGATTTAGTGAAGGATTCGGTAATGATGGTTTACGCCAATTGATTACTATGATGAAATCTATGAAATCATCTAAGAACGATCAAACGGTAACTCTATTGGTCGATCCATCTAACCGAAAGATTACTGATATTCTACCTGCAGGATATGCTTCTATTTCAAATGAATCATTCATTGATTTTGCTGAAAGGTATATCAATCAATATAACTTGGATGTAACGCATATGGGATCAAGCCAATATGGTGGAACTCAAATTAACTGTGTATCACCACAAGGTATGTTTAATGTACCAGGAATGACAAACGAGGTATTTAATACTGGAGTAACATTCAGAAATACACCAACTCGTGGATTGGAAGTATCACCTTACCTAGAACGTCTAATCTGTGCAAACGGAATGACCTCAACTGCATTCGCTGAAAACTATGGTCTTCATAACCTCAACGATAAAAACATCAATGAGTTTAATGAACATATGATCCGTATGGCATCTACTAACTTCCAACCAGTAGGATTGGCCGATAATATCAAAAAGGCTAATAATACCGATGCAAGTTTAGCAGAAATCCAACGCGCTGCCTCAAGTATACTATCACTGGATAAAAACATCGATTATAACTATATCCAAAAGTATATCCCTGTAGATCGTGCAATGAAAGCATATGCTGATTTAGGAGCTGATCCAAATACCTTTACAAAGGCTCAAATGAAAAATGCTAAATCTGGTATGTCTGTTTGGGATGTAGTAAATGGAATGACCAATTTTGCCTCTAACGATACTAAGTATAATGTTAATGAAGGTAAAATGGGGAATCTAATGGTAACTGCCGGTAATATTCTTTGTAAGAAGCAATATGATACTGAAGGTTACTTGGATATCAATCCATTCGCTAATAAACAATTGCTAACTACCTCTGAAGCCGCAATGGTTCGAGGAGAAGCATAAACCTATCAATTGATTATGAAATAAACCACCGGGTTTTAAATTTCCGTTTTTCTCCCTAGGTTATAGGGCAGCCATAAATCTGTATTCAGACTAGGCTGCCCTTTTTTGTGCTTAAAAACTCACACATTCTAGAGTGCTCTAGAAGCAGCCAGGACAATATGCCTATTTTTGTGTGATTTTGTCTTGGTTATTGTGCATATTGTCCTGGTCTGCTAGCAATAGCCTCTAGAACGGCCCTCTAGAGCCCATATATACGTCATATTGTCACTAATTTCCCACAAATATCACTCTAGAGCGGCATCTAGACACCCAATATAGCCCATATTGCGATATATCGGCCCTAGTAGCTATAGTCCTCCACAGCGCAGCTATTTCACAGCATTGTCAACAACCACCCCTAGCTCCTAAAACAACTAAAAGGGCATAATCCCTAATAACTACTATAGCAATATAAATAATTACCAGTAACCTGCTAGAGCCTGCTAGAAAGGGATAATGTCTACTAGCTTAAAGTTTCCTGTCTATAAGAGAATACCCTATATGGTAGTAACTAGTAGTAACCACCTAATGGTCTATAGAGTAAAGGTATCCAGCTGTCTGGTAGTACTGTAGGGCTAGTAGCTATTAGAAGGGTAAGGTAAGGTCCAGAGAATAATACCCTTGATATGTATTTTTCACTTGGGTGAATTTAGGTCAAACCGGCGCATGCGTTTGGGCCCACGCAAAAATTCTAGCCAGAAAATTTGCTAGTATCCAGAATGTGAGTCTAAGAAAGATGTCTAATTCTCGTAAGTCTAGTCCAGAAATTTTTTCATCCTGTAAAAAAAGAGCTAGTAAAAACTTTCAGATAAGGTATCCACCTGTTATAATTTTATTATAATAACAAAATAACTACAAATGGACAAATTCCTAAATGACATTTCAACAAACCAAGCAGATGCTCTAGCATCCATTGCGGAGTCCTTATCCGCAATCAGTACTACTGCTAACCTCATCATGGTACTCCTGGCTTGTCTAGTAATCTCTAAAGGACTAAAAGAAATTCATAAATTCATTAACTTGTAATACCATGAAACTTCTCTACTGTAATACCTGCCGAGATATTTTCTCTCTATCGTATACTACCAAGACCTGCCACTGTGGCGAGTCTGGTGGCCATTACGAGTCTGATGGTCTAAACGCGACATACTATGGTAACGCTACGCCACTCGGATTTACTAATAATACCTTTAAGCATGCAAGGGAACGACAACCAGAGTTCGGCGCTGGTTTTGAATTTACCGCGTTCGTTATTCCAAAGGTTTGTCCTTCTATGGACCATATAGATTATTCAGAGTATATTCCTGTTACTAGTGATCCAGACTATTTTGATGAATTAGTAGATAGGTTAGAGGAAGAAGTGGTTAGAGAAAAAAATTCAAAGAAATTAGGAAATGCCTTTAAACAATCTGGGGATGGTGCTATATAATAATAATAAATGGAATGGAGAATATGAAGACTAAAAAAATTAAATCAATTACTGAAACTTGCATATACTGCATAGGATATAGTACTATGGGATTTTTACTACTTACTTTAGGGTTCGCGCTAACCGTGGCTTTTTGCCATCTCTTCGGCTTGGACACCTCCTGGGCTAACTCAATACTCTAAGTGGAACTATGTGCGACCGTATGCAGAATGTGCGACCGCCATTAGAAAATGTGCCGAACCTCTAAGAACTCAGAAAATAACTCTACATTTTTATATAAACTTTTAATTACAAAACCATGTCAAGAAACATTAAAGACTGGATGATCAAAGAACCTGTAAAGGGTAACCAATACGAACTGTGGCGCCTCCTCCCTGGCTCCGTGTTTACTATCTCTACACCAAGGGGAACTGATACCTTCCTGGTGAATAAACAGAACGGTAGCTTAACTCATTGTCAAATATTTGATGAAGGTGAGTTTACTGCATTAGATTCTTCTATTACAGTAACTGCTATGGGTTAACTAAGAATCGGCCGGTATCTCCTCAAGCTTATACCTTGTAGAAAGAGTAATTGGTTACATGAGAGTTCAAGTCTCTCTCGGCCGACCGTAAACAAAATACATATTTGCAATATAATAATAAACATAGTAACATGCTTAAAAAGAAATACAACAGAAGTAAATCTGATTTGCTTAAATCTCTTAAGAGTATCAACAGACCAACTGTGGTACTTAGTATTGAAGTAATAGAAACGTCTAAGATTAAAGACTACCTTATCTATGAGTGTGTGTACTTAGACAATAATGTAGAAAAACGCATTAATATCATAGCAAGTGATATTACTGAAGCTATGCAAAAACTTGAACCTTATGTTGGTTCAGGAATCCCAGATACTACCACCAACCTAATTCTAGGTAGCGAGAGATATGCTGATGTTCCTCTTGATCCACCAATATAAATATAGAAACAAAAACTTATTATGACTAAAGAAGATTTTAATGGACCTAAAGTTCTTGTAGACTTTTGGGCTGAATGGTGTGGACCGTGTAAAGTAATGAAACCTACATTAGAAAAATTTGCTACTGATAACCCTAATGTGGAAGTTATCTTTTGTAATGTAGATAAAGAATCAGACCTTGCTAAAGAATATAGTATTAGAAGTATTCCTACTCTATTGTATTTTGAAAAAGGGGAAATTAAAGGAAAAAAGATTGGTAACGTTTCTACTGGTCAAATCAAGGAATTAATAAATGGTATCTAATTATTTTATTGCATATATTACTATGGGCGTGGTGTGTGGGTTTTGTTTTGATACTCTTTACCAAAGACTAGGTATGGAGCAGGCATCTAACTTTGAAAGAATATTCTGGTTTATTGCATGGCCTTTCTTTGTACTTATCTTTTTATATGGTATATTTAAAGATGATGAATAATTTTTAATAAACACTTTCAGAACACATAACAACCTGTTATAATTATACTATAAACAATATAACAAATATGAATAAATTTACCGCACCCTTCGCATTCGCCTTTTTACTTATACTAGGTTTTGTGATTATGGCATTGTTACTTGCATGGCCTACTCAATGGCTTTGGAATGAATGCCTCGTATCGGCTATTGATGCTGTTAATCCTATTGGATTCTGGCAAGCCTTTGGATTAAATGTACTATTTTCAATTATGTTTAATAAGAACACAGTAAACCCTAAGAAATCAAAGAAGTAAAATCGAATGCCGCTGTGGTGAAATTGGTAGACACGAGGGACTTAAAATCCCTTTCGCCGAACGGTGAGTGACGGTTCGAATCCGTCCAGCGGTACTAACCTTAATAATTAAAAAAAAATGACAGAACCAAAATTTAAAGTAGGAGACAAAGTCTCATGGATTAAACCTATGGCATGTGTACCTCACCCAGAGGGAAAGACTGACCGTAATGGTGTAGTACTTCCAGTGTTTAGGGACAAATTAGAAAAAGGCCGAGTTATGAGTTATAACTATCACGGATATTCAATAAGACCTGACTGGGCAGAGGAATACAAAAATTCACTATGTGGCGAAAGGTACTATGATGTTACTATTTATACAAATGACAAATCTCTTAAATCAATTTAATTATGGAAAATACAATTGATGTAAAAAGTAAAGATGAAGTATGGTGGGCAACTACTAACGAATATGATCTTGAAGTAAACGGAGAAAACTTATCAATGAGAATTGCTGAAACTCCAAAGAGTACAGAATTCTTTGTATGGAATGAATCTACTGGCTGGGAAGAAGCTGATACTGATACAGGTATTATGGAAATAGTTTATGAAGCATGGAGTAACGGAGAATTAGAATAAAACATTTAGGAGGGGTGAGTACGCTGTTAGGCTCGACACCATTGAAAAAAGGTTTATAGTAAAGTCGGCAAACCAGAAACCTTGAAACACCCATAAACCTCCTCCTAATTTTATGGACTCGTAGCTCAGCTGGATAGAGCATCGCCCTTCTAAGGCGACGGTCATAGGTTCGAATCCTATCGGGTTCACAAATGAAATAAAATAATATGGTAGAATATAAAAATAGACACGGAGACGTTTACACGTTCACAAAACAAGAAGATGGGTCGGTCCTATGGGAAGGTTCATTTGAGCACTGTAGAATTGGAAGTTCTAATGATTATAAGTTAGCTTATCAAAATTACTGTAAGGATAGTTCTGGGATAGGAATTCATCCTATGCACATTGAAGATTTTAAAGAAGCAATTCATGAATCAATCTATGATGAAAATGATCGATATGTAGGACCTAGTACTATAGGAAAGCAATACCAAAATCTAGTAAAGTCAAATCCATGGATCAGTATGGTAGATCCGAGCGGAGGACCGTATATTAATGAGCATTCTAATCTAGATATTTTTGGTAAAGAATTCAAAGGCCTTTGTGTTCAATATTTTTCACCAGTTAAAACAGGTTATGTAATTAATACTTATGGTAAATTTGATCACCTAGCAGATACTAAAATCATAGGAGGTATAATTAATACTTCTGAATGATGAAACTATTTTTAAATTAAGTATATAATAATAAATCCAAACGGATTAATAAGTTCTATGAAATTATGGGAAGGCACAGAACGGAAAACTTTAGGTAGCTCCTAAATGATTATTCCAATTATGTGTAGATGCGTTGCTGAAAAATTCCTGAGCAAAAGGGAATAAGGCACTTGGCTAGGGCGATGGTTCGCTGATATCTCAAATGAGAAATTCAGAACTGGTTAATCACCAGAGCTAAAGGTTTAACGCATTAAAAATCTAACAGAGATTTTGCAAAGACTTCCAGGTAAGCAAACCGCCGAATCCTGGTTAATGACTGAACAACGCAAAGAGTATGTGGCGTAAGGTACACTTGAAGATTATGATAATCAATTACGATGATTAAACCTCGGCCGGTTTAATTAAGTAATAGGACGGCAGTCCAAAGAGTGGTAGTCTAATATAAAGCAGCTTTCGTTAATAAAGGTATTCTCAAATCCTTTCGCATCGTCTTCCTTTTTTATTAAATCAATCAACAATGGCAAAAGTAAAAACAATTACAGTAAATGGTAAAGCTTCTGAGTATGATGTTACATATACTAAAGCGTATGTAGCAAAAATCATCTCAAATCAATCAGATTTATATTCAGAAGTCTCTTCAGGCAGTCTTCCATACAATGCAATAAAGGAAATTTACATAGATGGTATTTTAGAAGCTGAATTAATAGGCTCTAAACTTTATGCAGTTTTACCAAACAAAAAACCTAAATACGACCCTTACATAGATCGCCAAGAACCTGTGCAAGAAGAGTTTGATGAATCACATGCATTAGACGAGGTTTTAAATGATATGATTGAATCTATGAACGAAGAAGAGTTAGAAGAATTTTACGGGGAAATTCAAGATATGCATATAAAAGATACCCCAACAAAAATTTATCTACAAAGTGTTACTGCACCGCCACCGTACTGGGTTACTGATACTACATTAGGTGATGTAAAGATAAATTACTCTTCTTAAAATATATACAATAAATTAAAATATTATGATAAATGTTTATGCTTCTGATAATTGGTCAGATAAAATAACTTCATTACTTTCATCAGATGATTATAAAGTATATGATAAAGATACTTACGATAAAGCGCTGGCTACTAATCAATGGGTTATTGCAGTAAAGAGTGGTGAAGAACGATTAGTTATACAGACTACATTATTAAGGTTTTCAGAATTTGAAACCTTTTTTAATGGGTGTAATAATTTAAATGGTGTAACTGTAGGCAAAGGGTTAACGGTTGGCTGCTGCTCATTAATAAGACCAGGTACTGTAATAGGTGACCAAGTTTATGTTGGGGCCGGTTCAATTATAGATTTAAATTGCAATATTGGAGATGGTGTAACTATTGGAGATAATGTAACTGTAAATGAAGGAGTTAGTATTCCTAACAATACCACTATTCCGTCAGGATCTGTCGTATCAATAGAAGAGTAAATAACTTTAAATAGTAAATATTACATTAAGGACTGGTTTATGCCAGTCTTTTTTGTTTTTGTAAAGATTTAAGAAATTTCTCTCAAAAAATCCTGATCTTTAAAATAAATACTAAAAATAGTTCTAACTTTATGAAACACTTAATTAGCATTTTAATTGGATTAGTTATGTTAACATCAACTAATGCGAGTGCTCAAAATGATTCTTTCTTTTCAAATTTATACCAAGACTTTTTAAAGTATGGTACTATCTATGGAGGAGGGGATATAAACAATTCTATTGAGGCAGCTGAGCCTACATATTTTTTACGAACTAATCCAGACGGTAGTATATACTCAATTCCTGATGTTGTTGATAATACTCCAATTTATCCATTTGATTATAGATACGGTTTTGGTATTAGAAAGTTAGCAAGATTTAATTATGAAAGAAAGCCAAAAAATTATTATGACGGTACCGAAAATCAATTAACATTTGGTGCACCTTCATCTGCTATACCTGGTTTGGAATATCAATTTCATTTTGAAAAGGAAAGATGGCGAGGTGAAGATTTTACTAACTATAGATTCTTTATAAAGCATACCGGTAAATATCATATTGCAAAAGTTCAAGCTAGAGAAGTTGGTAAAATTAATCTTAATTATAATTCAGCTGAACTTAGAGGAAGATTACCAATAGGCAAAAAGTTTAGTATATCTGCTGGGGCTATATTAAGAGGTCATGAAAGAGCTTATGGTTATAACCCTGTGGAAATTTGGCTAAACGAAACTAACGATAGTGGTCAAGCTATAAATCAATGGTATCAATTAGGATATGAATATGGTTACCAAGATGTTTTTTATACACAAACCAGTACAGATCCAAATACAGGTCAACCGGTAACCACACAAGATTGGTGTTGGGTAGATGCTGATGGTAATGAAGTAGCTCACTCAGATTTAGATTTTAGAGAAACGATAATGCCTGGTTTAATGAATCGTTTCAATGGTGAAGCCTGGGACTTATTAGATCCATGGATGGAGGTAGCCCCTATAGTAGGCATTGATTTTTATCATTATGAAAATAGATTCTGGGTACATGCTTACGCTAATTATATTTTACCACTTCATACATACATTGCTGGAGAAGAAGAATTTAGTTATCTTAACCGAAACAATTGGGGTCTAGGTGGATTAAGAGAAGATTCTGAACCGGAACAATGGTCTGATTATTCCTTTGGAACTTCATTAGGTTTTAAAGTAAATAAAAATCTTGGAGTATTTATTGAAGGTGAATATTCTAAAATGTGGGATAGCAAACTATACCAAACTATGTTTGGATTAAATTATACTTTTAAATAAGAATAGATTAAAATGGCAAAAGAGTTAAATGAAGATATTGGATTTAAGGTTAGTATTAAAACTTTATTAGCAATAGGTGCAGCAATGGCAACAGTAATCAGTATGTGGTTTGTATTACAAGCTGATATAGATGATGCAAAGAAATTACCTAAACCTGTAATTGAAAGAATGGAATTTGATATGAAGGATGAATTAATCAGACAAACTATTATGGATACGCAAGAAGATGTTGAGGAAATGAAAGAGCAACTGAAGAAGATTGATGAACGCCTTTATGAATTACAACAAAGAAGATAATATGAAAAAGATTTTAGTAATAATATTTTTACTAGCAAACATATTTGCATCTGCACAGAACCAAAGACATTTTTTAAATTGGGTATCTGATAAAACTTTTGATGAAAAAGTTACAGGATATGGTGCTTATGAAGATCACGATGATCATGATGTAATAGTTGTAGAATTTTACGCAGAGTTTAATAAAGATAATGCATTTAAAGATTGGGCAAAGGTTGATAAATTGGATGGGGTTAAATACTATAGATGTGATATTTCTAATTCACCCCAATTAAAAAAGGATCTTAAAATTAGAATGGCACCTACTATCTTACTTTATATTAGAGGAGATGCATATATTAAATTTACAGCTAAGGCTGGTTTGGATCTTAAATGCCCAGTTGATTATGATAAGTTAGTTAGAGCAATAGAAGTAGTAAAAATAGAATCTCAATATTAATTCTGAAACAAATTTATTAAATGCTATATAATTAAATATAATTTAAAGAAACTAAAGAAAACTGTAAACGTGTCTGTTTACGGCTACTCATTTGAAAATTTATGGAAATTTAAGTACTAGATTCATTTCTCAAAATATTCAAGTGTTTTATAATAAGTGAAAACAATTAATAACAAAAACAAATTTTAAAAATGAAAAATTTAATTTTAACTTTCGCTCTAACAATCCTAGTAGGTTTTGGAGCAAACGCACAAAATGCAAAAGGTGATTGGTACGTAGGTACTGGTGACGTTGCAAATGTCGCATGGACAGAATGGGCAATGGCCCCAACATTAGGTTACGGAGTATCCGATAAACTTATGTTAGGTTTAGGAATTGCACAAGCTGATTCAACTGAGGATCTTGCATTGGATATTCATGCAAGATATTTTATGAATGCAGGTGGACAGGATTTTTTCCTATACGCTGCTATGAGTGAATTTGAAACTGATAATCTTGAATTAGGTTTAGGTAAAATGTTCACATTCCACAAAGATGCTATTTTTGTTGATCCTAAAGTGGTTTACCATACTGGAAATAAAACAACAAATTTAACATTAGGATTTGGATTAAGATTCTAAAACTAATTTTTATAAATAAAAACCCAGGATTCTAGGACCCTGGGTTTTTTTGTGCCTAAACCTTATCTCTTTTTTCCATATAATAAATATAATGGATATCGGTCAATACATAAATAAAGATCCTAAAAAGTATTTCATTACTTTTGGAAATGGCTTATTTAAGAATAGGTCAAAAACTCTATTTGATGAAGCCACTTCCACTGGGTGGTTTGATGGGGTTATTATAGAATCTCCAGATACTATTCAGCATTTTATGAATTTACATACCAATCAATTTTCTAAAGGAAGAGGTTTTGGTTATTGGATATGGAAGCCTTATATCATACTAAGGCAATTAATGCAAATGAATGATGGTGATTATCTTTTTTACATAGATGCAGGTTCTAGAATACTCTCACATAAAAAAGAAAGGTTTAATGATTACGTTGGGTTACTAGATACTCAGCCAGTTTGGGCGAGCGGTACAACTTCATATAAGGTTAATCAATTTACAAAAAAATCTTTATTAAGAAGACTGGGTATGCTAGGCTATTCAGATTTATGCAATTGTTTACAAGTAGAGAGTGGGTTTATTGCAATTAAGAAAACTAAAGAAGGTATAACCTTTATACAAGAATGGCTTAATCTGTGCCTAGAAGATAATTACAAATATATCACAGATGAATTATTTGAAGAACAGGATTCTTGTTTTATAGAACATAGACATGACCAGTCTATTCTTGATTGTCTTATTAAGATTAATGGATTTAGGTGGTTAAATTCTGATTGTTATGGAGAAGGTCCATTCTTTCATAGTAGAATGACAGATAAAGGTCCTAGAGAATTTGCACCTGATTGGTGGCGAGGAGAACCTGACTATGATCCTAGCGTTCATTTGCTTTTACCTGATTATAGAAAAAGTAAAAAGAATCCTAATTGGTGGAAATTACAAAATGATGAAGAATCTAATATAGCAAAATCAGAGGAAGAATATCTAAACCTTAAATGGGAGTATTGGGCAAATGGTCATATAGCAGCTGGAGATAATGTAGATTGGTTAAAATAAACAAATCATTTTTTTACAATATAATAATAAACAAACAAATATGGAAACACTTTATTTTACCTTAGGTATATTAACGGTCTTAGTTATATTAGGATTCATTGGTATTGTTAATGTTTGGGGCAAAGTTTCAGACTTAAAAATAGTTGAAAGAGATCTTACTGATCATATTAATGAAATTGCAGATGATCTTAATGAAGAATTACAAACACTTGCTACACAAGTACATGATGAAACTGAAAGCCTTGATATTGAGATTAGAGGAGAAGTTAAAGAATTCAGTAAATATATTGATTCTCGTCTAGATAAATTTGAAGTTAAATTAAATACTCGTTTATCAAAAATAGAAGCGGCTGTTAGTTCTGTCATCGTTAATACCAACAAATAATTTTAATTGTGCCTTGGTGTAACTGGCAACACGTCTGGTTTTGGTCCAGAAGAGTGGAGGTTCGAGCCCTTCAGGCACAACATTATTAAGCTACTAAATATATACTATATGATTATAATTAAAAACAGTGGTAAAGACTCTATTGATAAAATGCTTAAGAAGTATAAACAGAAACAAAAGAGAACTAAGCAAATTAGAAGTATTAGAGAAAGGAAGGAATATACGAAACCGTCCGTTAAGAAAAGAGAGCAAAAACTTAAAGCAATCTACATCCAAAAACTTAGAGACCAAGAGCAAAAAAGGTCTTAATTATCTTTCACTTTACATGTACCTTTGTTATATTTAAATTAAATAAATTAATTATGAAATTAGACATAAGTGAATTTGATATGGATGGTACACAAAATACTGTTATCTTTGACCTCGATGGTACCCTTGCTGATATTGAAGAACGAAGAAAGTTTTCATCTACTATAGAAGGTAAGATGAATTGGGATGAATTCTTCAATCCTAAAAACATTGCAATGGATAAACCTAACCATTCGGTTATTATGATAGCAAAAATTCTTAAAGATGCTGGTCATACTATTGTAATATTATCAGGTCGAAGTAAAGCAACCAAAGATGCTACACGAGAATGGTTAAATGAAAATAATGTACCTTTTGATGTATTGAAAATGAGACCTACCAGTCATCCATTTAAGTGGATGCCAGACGATAAGTTAAAGAAGCACTGGTTAGATACATTATTTGAAGGTGATAAGAAAAATGATATTCTTTGTGTATTTGATGATAGAGATAAGGTAGTTAAGATGTGGCGAGAAAATGGGCTTGATTGTTTTCAGGTTGCTGAAGGTAATTTTTAAAAAAACAAATATGAATAAAAAACTATATAGAGGAAACGGTTATATTGGAGGCGTATGCGAAGGGCTAGGTAATTGGTCAGGTATACCATCCATTTTATTTAGAATCGGTTTTTTATTTGTACTACCAGCGGCATTTTGGGTATATCTTATATCGTGGATATTTTTATCTAAACCAGTAACATGCTCGGAAGATTTAGATTACGAATGGCATAATGAATCTAGTTAATATGAAAAGATTTTTAACTAAATTAGAATCAATAGATATTTTTCTAATTATAGCATTAGGGTATTTTGCTCTGATGCTGTTTTGTTTAACTTAAAAAAAATATATGATATTTAAATATGATAAAGATAAATTAATGTATAGTCAAGTATGTATTAAAACTTGGTTATTATATTCTTTAGGAATTTTAACAATAGTTCTAATAGTTGGTTTTTCATTTGGGAGAACCACTGCAAAGGAGGTTATCATTGAAAATTTACAAGAAGGGGAAACTCAAATTTTTATTACCGAGGTTGATACCTTTTCACATGATAGATTAGTGTCTATGTTAACGGATCTTAATGTTGACTACCCACATATAGTTATGGCACAATCCATTTTAGAAACTGGTCATTGGAAAAGTGATATCTTTTTGGAGAACCATAACCTTTTTGGTATGAAGCAAGCAAGGCGTAGAATTACCACAGCAGAAGGTACCTCAAGAAATCATGCTTACTATAATCATTGGAGAGAATCAGTATACGACTACGCTTTTTATCAATGTAGGTATTTAAGCAAATTAGATTCAGAGGAAGAATACTTTGAATACTTAGGTGCAAGTTATGCTGAAGCAAAAAACTATGTTAATATGCTGAAGCAAGTAATTAAGAAAAATAACCTAGAGGAATTGTTTAAATAATATCTTAAAGTTGTAAGGTTCTTGAGAGTTGAACCTAAACTAAAAATTAAGCTCTCTATATAATTAAATAAAAATAAAGATGAAGAAGATTTTAATGATGGTAATGGTTTCGCTTGGCCTACAATTACAAGCACAAACATTGTGTGACTCAAATATGACTTACACGATAGGCTCACAATATCAACTCGAGATTGCATTTCCAATAACTGGAAATAGCTTACCAGTTATGGCTCCTTTATATGCTATAACTTATGGTGGTCAAACAACATTAGGTGAAGATAGTTGTTTTAGCCAACCATGTAATCATATAGTGTACAATTACAATCCAACTACTGGAATGCCTTATGATACAATAACAACTTGTTTGTCTTATACTTTAACAGATACATTAGGTTATGTTGATACATTGAATTGTTGTTTTAATCAAGTATGGGATGGTCAGGCTTGGATGAGAATGTCTATGGGCGGTACTGTTGGTATAGAAGAATTAACTCCTACTATGATTGGTGATAATAAAATCTATGATGTATATGGAAGAGAATTACTTACTGCGCCTATTGGTCAGATGTATATTCAGAATAGAAAGAAGTATATCAAACTAAGATAATAAAAAGCTATAAGACTAAAAGGCCACTCATAGAGTGGTCTTTTTTAGTTAAATTATATTCCTAGGTCCTTATGAAGAACTTTCATAAAACCATCAAAAGTATGTTTCCCATAATCTTCTCTTAAGATTTTTCCAATTGCTAAAGCAAAATCTGTATAAGACATTGAATCATCTATCTTAATCATTGCTTTATCCATTGCTTTTGCTAATGCATCTGATTTTTTAGATTCGTCTATATTTGAAGTTTTCCAATGTTCACTATCACCAGCACCACGAGCAGGGTGAACTCCGCCAAAGTCCTGGTATGCAGGAGTACCTGTTGCATTAGTATCTTGCCCGGCCATTTCATCCCAATAATTTTTAAAATCTTGTACTGTTCCTTTATAATGGCGGATCTTACTTAAATCCTTTCGTTCTTGATTGTTTTCCATTATTTACCGAATTTTGTTTTGAGCTTATGAATTTCGGTCTGTACCTTTAATCCTTCAAGATCAATTTTATCCATTTTTATTTTTAATTCGTATAAAGCAATTGCATAATTATCGCCTCTATCTTGAGCTGCTCTATATCTTTGGATATTTTCTTTTTCCCTAGCTTTTAATCTAGCAGCAGCCTCATTAGGTTTAAATTCATAATCAGATGCTTCATTTAAATAGTTGTTAAATTTAGGTATCATTATACTTTATAATTTTTAAGGAGATCTTTCAATTCTACAATATCAGCAGGATTTAATTGAACATAATTTCTTCCTATGTTTATTTGCATACATTTTCTTCCTAAGCCAAAATCTTCAATATCCTTGGGTCCAACAAATGTAGTTATTTGCGCATTATCAGAACCTTTAATTCCAGCTTGGTTCCATGAACTAATATCAGTCCCTTCATTAAGAGTAGATTCGCCCATAGCAGAATAACTTTCACACGCTTCATCTATCTTATCGTTGATATGTTTTTTTGCTTCTTTAATATATGATTCTGCTGTATGTTCAGCATTATCATTAGATTCATAGCTATTTGCCTGTTCTGCTACATGATTACCTAGTGTTTGTACTGGGCCTACTATAGCGTTCATATCATATCCTGTTTCTGCTCGATTAGTTCCTCCTAAGGAAAAAGATGCAGAATCACTAGGTGCAAAACCTACAGGAATAAAATCTTCAAATAAAGGTACCTTTTTCATAATATTGTTATTTTGATTATATATTCATAAAACTAACTCGCGTTTTTACATATAAAAATAAACAACTTATTATGTCAGAATTTTTAAGAACCACCATGGGTCGTAAATTATTAGAAAAGGATATACCAAAATTATCATCTGCGTTGGAAAGAATTGCAGATCAGATGGAAATTAAGAACAAGCTCGAGGAAAAGAAGTTTAGGTTAGACGAAAAAATCAAAAAACTTCAAATTAAAGATATCAATGAAAAAGGATAAAGACATTACTTATGAGCAGTTTATAGCTCACATGAATAAAGGTAATAAAGTCTATATGAAAAAACCTAGATCATGGCAAAAGGTATGGTTTTGGTGGGAAAGCAAAAAAGAGAAGTGGTTTTTAAATAAAGCTTTTGATAAAAGAGAAGATGGTATTGTAAAACCAGAACCTTCAGTATGGATAACGGCAAAACAAATGGAATCCCACATGGATCACATGGTTAGAATGGGATATAAATATTATATAAATGAATAAGTTAATTTTAGCATTTTTGCTATTCTTTACCGGTCAAGCAGCAATATGGTTTCAAACAAATGGTCAATTTGTATGGCCTTGGTTTAAAAAGAATCCATTAACAGTTTCAGTTTTATTTGGAACTGCAATTAGTTACATATTAATTTATGGTACCAGGTTTATGGTAGAATACTATGATGGTTTATTATGGCCAGGTAGATTTATAGCCTTTGGGTCTGGAATTATTTCATTTACATTTTTAACTTGGTACTTTCTTGGTGAAGGGATTACCACAAAAACAATAGTGTCACTGTGTTTAGCATGTAGCTTAATAGGAATACAGTTATTTTGGAAATGAAAGACCCTTACAAAATATTAGGTGTTGATAAAACATCCACTGCTAATGATATTAAAAAAGCTTATAGAAAATTAGCCAAAGAATATCACCCTGATAAGTCTAAAGGCAATGAAGAAAAGTTTAAAGAAATTGCAGATGCATATGAAACTTTAAGTAATTCTACAAAGAGATCACAATATGATCAAGCTGCGAATAACCCATTTGGTAAATTTGAAGAAGGTTTCTTTGAAGACTTTATAAAAACAGGAAATGATCCAGGTTTTACTAATATGTTTAACCAAAGATATGGATTTAATACTAGGGGTGGTAATATTACTGCACAGGTTTACATTACTTTAGAAGAAGCTTATTTTGGATGTAGTAGGGAAATAAGAGTAGGTACAAGAGTTGTAAGTGTTGATATTAAGAGCGGTGTAAAGCCAGGACAGAGAATGAGATTAAAAGGATTAGGCCAAAGAGGAATGACCGAAAATCAAAACGGCGATCTTATTTTAACTGTATTAATACAAGATGATCCTAATTTTTATTTGGACCAAAAAGGTTTGCATACAATTAAGCATATAAGTTTATATGATGCTTTACTTGGAGGTAAGGGAGAAGTAAAAGTATTTGATAAAACAATAAGTTATAATATTCCTAAGTGTGTTAAGAACGGTACTATGCTTAGGATAAAAGGTAAAGGATTTCCTGCTTACAATAATTCTAATATCTTAGGTGACTTTTTCGTGAATATCCTTGTAGATTTACCTAAACAATTATCTGAGGAACAAGAAGCATTGGTTAAAAAAATGAAAGATATACAAGATGGATATTAATGACGAAGAATTTATGAAGTCATTATTGGATCAGTTAGAAAATCAGAGCTGGGATCAATATATGAATTTATGTTATAATACAATTATAATGTTTCCAGACCAGGTTTTACAATATGATGAAAAAACAGCAAAGCATAGAGTTAAAAGTTTAGACAAGATTTTACTACATTTTGAAGAAAGAGAGGATTTTGAAAAATGCGCCAAGCTTAAAGAGATTCAAGACAAATTAAAAAATTGTTAATAACTTTTAGAAAAAAGTCCTAGAAAAATTTTCAATTCCCAATTTTTTTTATTATATTTATAATATAATTAAATAAACGGAATATGACTGAATACACAAACATTACTTATTTACAATCCTTCTTGGAGGAAATGCAATCTTCCTCTTCAGGAAATCATAAAATTGCCACTCTTAAAAAGTATGCTGATAACTCTGATGAAAATTCTGATAGAGAATTCTTACAGAAAGTTTTCTTCTATACTTACAATCCTTATTTTAAATATAATGTAACTCCTAAGAATTGCAAAAAGAATTCTGATTTACTAGGTCACCGAAATACATACGGAAGTATTTTTACTCTGTTGGATGATTTAAGAAACAGAGTATGCACTGGGCATACCGCTATTGCAAATGTAAATAGATTTGTTAAAGAATGGCCACAATGGGAGACTATCATTTATTCTATTCTCAACCGAGATTTAAATATGGGCTGTGGAACTACTTCCATTAATAAAGCAATCCACCCAGATTTAATTCCTACATTTAAAGTGGCTTTAGCAAATGCATATAATCCAAAGAGGGTAAATTTTCAAAGTGGAGAATGGTACGGATCAAGAAAATTAGATGGTGTCCGCTGTATCTGCCGCAAGGAAATGAATACAGTTACCTTCTTTTCAAGAAACGGTAAAGAATTTGAAACTCTAGGTAAACTTGCAGATGAAATTTCTAAGATAGGTGGAGACTTTATCCTAGATGGAGAAATCTGTATGGTTGATAAAGATGGTAATGAAGACTTCCAAGGAATTATGAAACAGATCCGAAAGAAGAATCATCAAATTGAAAATCCTAAATTCTTTGTATTTGATTACCTAACCTTAGATGAATTTGATGATAAAGTTGGAACCACCTCTCTTACAGAAAGACTCCGTAATGGATATGATATTCTTCCAGAAAATATTAATTCAGATATGTTAGAATTCTTACCACAGGTTCAATTGACTACCGAAGAACAATTTACTGAAATGGCTAAAGAAGCTGAAGAGGCTGGGTTTGAAGGTATTATGGTTAGAAAGAATACCGGGTATGAAGGTAAGAGAAGTCATAATCTTTTAAAAGTTAAAAAATTCCATGATGCTGAATACACGGTATTAGAATGTATTAACGGTACCATGAGATGGACAGAAAACGGAAAGCAGGTTGAAAAAGAAGGTCTAAGTAATATAATTATTGAACATAAAGGCAATAAGGTAAGTGTAGGATCTGGATTCTCTAAAGAACAAAGAGAACATTACCTTAATAATCATAATGAACTAATCGGTAAAACTGTAACTGTTCAATATTTTGAAGAAAGCCAAAATCAGAACGGTGGATATTCATTAAGATTCCCTGTAGTAAAACACATATACAAGAATGGGAGGGATTGTTAATGTATCCATTCCATATCTCACCTGTGGTGAAGGAACGGAAACAGATTAATATATATTGTATGGAATTATTTGAGAAGTATAGAAAATGGGGGAAAGATATAACTGTCTTTGATGTTGATGATACTTTAATTGTAACCAAAAGTAAAATTAGAGTCTTTAATCCAAAAACAGGATATGAGATTGATCTTACACCACAAGAATTTAATACATTTAAAACTAAACCTCATGATAAGTTTGATTTTAATGACTTTAGGGATTTAGAAATTCTTAAGGCTGGTAAAATAATTGATTGGGTTTTTAATATTCTTAAAAGAACAATTTCAAAAGGAACTGCTGTGGGCATTATTACTGCGAGAGATGATTCAAAACTTATCTATGATTTTTTAATGCATAACGGGGTTGATGTTAATCCTGATTTTATATTTGCAATCAATGATCCTAGCTTAGGATTTACTGGATCTACTGCACAGAAGAAAAAGGATGCCTTTATGAAATTTGTTCAAATGGGATTTAGGAATTTTAAATTCTTTGATGATGATAAAGAAAATATAAAAATTGCAAACAGTCTTAATAAAGAATTACCTGAGGTAAGAATGAAGGCTACTTTAATAAAACAAAAATGGATTCCAAGCTTCAGCGACTTCAAATAAAACTAAATGCATTTACTAATATTTTATTAAGTATTAGAGATCTTTCAAATTCTTCTACTACTAAGGTTGGCTGCATGGCATTAAAAAAAGACTTTAGTAAAATAGCAAGCTTTGGGTATAATGGATCTTATAGTGGCGCTGGTACAAATAAAAATACTGGAACAGAAGAAGATTCTTTAACACCTGGTGAAAGTGGGTTTATTCATGCTGAGGTAAATATGATTGCTAAGTTTCAAGAATATGATCCACAAAATTACATAATACTCTTAACACTCTCACCTTGTAAAATGTGCACTAAAATTTTAGTTAATGCTGGATTTAAGCATGTTTATTGGATACAAGACTACAGAGACATGTCTCATCTTAAAATATTTAGTGAATGTAATGTGACACATGGTAAAATTTCTAACCTAGTAAATGACTACCACTCTATAAAGGACTGAATATATACAAAAAATAGTACATACTTTTGGTCGTTGAAGCATTAACATTTAAACTATCTCTTGATTTTTTTGTCTACTTAAAAAAGTACAAAATAGATGTGTCTAAAATCCGTGTAGGATTTTATGACCAAGTAAATCAAAAAACTGAATTTACGGATTTTAACAGCATTGAAGAAATGGAATTATTCTATCAGAATAATTATGTTCCATTTGATCCTTGTTTTATTGGTGATATTGTTTCTATACAATTATTCTTAGGGGCAAGTGAACTATATGAATTTACAACTGAATATAGAGCATCTGATTTAACAGGTAATTTTACATTAACTGAAGGGTCTTCTTTTGATATTCAAAGAAATTCACAACGTTCAGTTTTTGTAAATAGACAAGTTTCATTTATTAACAAAGCGGTGAAAGAGTATAGAAAATATTGGGATGAAATTTATAGAATATATACATTAGGTATTTACTCACCATGTTACGCAGTACCTGGTTGGTCACAAGGGACATGGTATTTAAATCAATTAAGAGAGGTGTTTACATCAAGAAAAGATACTGATGAATTTCCTTATGATGATGCTACTATTATTAATGAACCACCTGAATAAATAAAAAAAGATAAGATTAAATGGCATTCAATCTAAAAGAATACATCATCTACAGAACTGAGGTTCAAAGAGAACTTTTTAACGGAGAGGTAGATGAAAACTTCAAGGCAGTAGCAAACCCATGGGTAGATAATAGGTCTTACGATACCGGGCATGTAGTATATCACCCAGTTGAGGTTGTTAGTGCTACTGGGACTCCGGAAGAAACCTTAACTTGGTGGAGAGCTAATAAAAGAACAACACAAGGCGCGTTTGATACTAATGAATGGGATATCATTGGAGGTATAGGTACTGGTGATATAACAGTAAGTGGATCAAATGGGTATGGTAAAGTATTAGTTAATTATACTGGCCCAACACCAGCCCTCGCAGCGGATATCGATTTTACATTAGCGTCTACAACTGATAATGATACTCTTAGATTAATAGCAGGCCCAGGTATTAGTTTTCAATATGACAATACAGTTAAGGCAATTAAGATAATAAATAATGGTAATGCAGGTGAGGTAAATCAAGGTTTAAATATAGGAACAGGTGGACAAGATTTGTTTGCTGGAATGAGTGGCCAAGATTTAACATTTAGAGGGCTTAACGTAACTAATGTTACCGGTACTGGTGAAGTTTTAGAAATTCAATTAGATGCTGGAAACAATAACGTAGTTTATAATTTTGATGAAGGTGCTCTTGAATTACAGAATTTAAATAGTGGGCAGCCTCTTATTGATTATTTGGATGATGTTGCAATAACTAATGTACAGAATGCTGATCTTTTACAAT